AGTGGCGGCAGCACATTAGCCGCGCAAGCGGCAAGGCGATGTTGGCCGTCACATATTACGGCGCGCTCTCGGATCGACCCATTACTGAATACCTGACAGTATCTCACGATGGGTACGCCGGGCAAAAAGCTCGTGTCGTGCTTGCCAAGATTGTGCAGCAATCAGAAGCCGGTGACGTTATGCAAAGCGAGACCCTAGACGACGTGGCGTTTTTCCTGAACAAGGCAAACTTCCCGGCGTTGATTAAGTTCAAAAAGGACGGGAAGTTTCACCGAGTAATGGATAGGAGATGGTGATGAGAACCGAACACGAGGAACAGCGCGATCTCGTTATGTGGTTTCGTCAGACGTTTGACGGCGTTCGTATATTTGCAATCCCCAACGGCGGTCAGCGATCTCGCACGACTGGCGCAAAGCTAAAGGTCGAGGGTGTTAGCGCCGGAGTGCCTGACCTGTATGTGCCAGCGTGGCGGACGTGGATTGAGATGAAGCGGGAGAAGGGCGGGGCGCTGTCACCGTATCAGAAAGATTGGATCTCGTACCTTGAGGGCATCGGGGATACGGTGATTGTGGGCCACGGATTCGAGGACGCCCAGAATAAAATTAAACTTCTGTTAAACTAATCCTTTACACCAAGGTTCAAGTGTGATATAGTGTGAAAATAGAGCAACCGGATAACCCGACCGCTCGAAACAGGAGATTACCAGATGAATAGAATATGGCTTGAGATCGAACGAGACGCCGACAAGGCAGTCAACCACGAACGCGCCAACAAGTTTACCAACCTACTAAGTACGCTAGGTTCAGCAAAAGAGGTTTGGTTTAACGAGACGGCCAAACACTACTGCATCGTAACCGACGACGCGGGGAGCTTCGCTGAACTTACCGACAGCGGCCACTGGTTTAACCTCGACGGACTTTCATCCTAATCAGCCGCCGGGGGCTTCGGCCTCCGGCACCAACAAGGGAGAAACAAAATGACAGACCGATATGACGCACTGACCTACGCACTGGCTGAGTTGATCTCGGCCCACAAGGTCATAAGCAACACGCCGGACCTGACCACGGACGACAAAGACAACATCCTCAACCCATTGAGCGACTCCATCTCCGACTGCGAATACATGCTGCGAGAAGCCAGCGACGACGAGCCAGACACGATGGAGCGCGACGAGCGAGCCGCGTATTTGGGGGGCGTGATATGAGCAAACTGGCCCACAGCAGCGACGATTTTATGAAGATTCTTGAGGAGCTAGATTATATGGCAGAATCAGAGACGCTAGAACAGGCGCAGGCCCATTGCCGCGACGAAACAACGTCTACGCCGGACTTTTTTGACGAAAATGCACTTAAAGAAAAATCGGAGGACGCGACATGAATCGTTTTTTAAACCAGATTGGAATAATGCTTTGCTGGCTTGGTATTTTCGGGTTGGCTTACATGGCTCTGGTAATTTCGTGATGTTTGAATTAGGAGACCGCGTGATTGCGATGATCGACGGCAATGAAAAAGTATGTACTATTGTGGGACGAACCCACGAACAGTTGCCAAAATACGACGTCAAACTTACTGACGCGAGCATTGTTGCAAATATTCGCAGCGTCAGGGAGTTAGATAAATGAACGCCGGAGACTTGGCCTACAGTGACAACGGTCGCCACTGGCGTCTTATCCAGAATATGGGTCAGGGGTTTTGGATGGCGCATACTATGACAGATGAGGCCACACACATTCGAGGAATCAGTCCGCCGCTTCATATTGTTAGCGAGAAGTATTTAAAGTCTTCTCCATTTGAGGAGATAGCGGTATGAGAAAGATGAAGTTCATATGTCCTCGCTGCAAACGGCGGTCGGAGGGACGGCAGTATCACGCAGCTTGCTTCGAGGCCGTGCATCGGGAGGAGCAGGTTATTAAAACCGCACAGAAAAAACAGGTAGATTCAAACCGTCGCAAGTTGCAGTCGCGGATTTTGCAAAGCAAAAAACGCTTGGCAATTGATCGCGGTCTGTCTCAGCGGTCGCACAACGAACTAGAAGACGCCGAAATCATGTGGAAACGCCTAATGAAGGGTCGGTCGTTTAGATGAAAGATTTTACATGAAAGATTTCAGATGAAAGACCTTATCGCAGCCAGACGGTTTGTCCGGTTTTATGTAGACTATATTGACTGCGACTTTTGCGGCCAGCCGACACACGGTCGCGTATACGATAGAACGCAAGAGGTAACTTGCGGCTCTTGCGGACAGATATTGCTTATTGTAGAATCAGTTTACGAGATTTGAGTCATTTTGGTTTCTCCTGAACTAACCCGTCCTGTTGGCGGGTTCTTTTTTATTAAATCATATCAGGGTTGAATGTGTGCCTTGCTACCTCGCCGTACTCGCGGTGCAGCACGATTGCCTTCATGTCCCGCCTTGAACGGTAGCCCTTTGGCTAGGCCAGACTTTCAAGCCGCTGGGCGTGTCGCTCAGTGCGCTTCGGCGTCTGGCGATACAACTTGCTGTCTCGCAACTCTGCCGCCGCCGTCATCCACATCGGCGGGTCTTGCTCCAGCGCCTCGTGATGTTTCACAAACTTCGAGTAGCGCGGCGCACCAAGTTGAAATGCCAGCGAGACGACAGTAATCTGTCCGGCAATCGGCCAGCTATCTAAGTCTGGATGTAGCCACAGGGCGTCCTTCAGTGCGGTCTGGACATCTTGCGTAAATAACTCTGACACCCGCTCTTCACTAACAATGGCACCTACCGGCCAGCCGTGTTCGTCATCACCCTTTAGGATCAGGTGCCCGATGCCGGTGGTAGCCTTGCCTAAGTGATCGAGGTAGACCTCGTGCTTCACACCCTCGTCAGCCTCAAGCAACTCTCTCAGTTCATTCATCATTCTTTATCTCTTTCATCTTTGGGGCCACAGCCTTCTCATAGTATATGATAAGCTGCTTTTGTTGTTCTATGAACCGTTTCAGTTCGGCCATATTCAAGGCCAGCGTCTCATAGTCCCTGACGCTGATAGCGTAAAACAGGAAGTCTCCGTTCTCTTTCGTGAACCGTTTTTTAAACGCCGGGAACGTGTCCTCTGTCACCACGTAAAAATGCAGGTTCGACAGTTTCACAGGCCGGGGCCTGTTCTGCGTCGGTATCTTGCGCTCTACCTCGACGGTCTTGATCTCGACCGGCAATATTTCCTTAAAACTGGTGCAGCCGCTACTTAGCAGGGGCAGGAGCAACAGCGCCGGAAATAGTTTCGAGCGAACGGAACAATTTTGCAGTACCATTGTTAATCTTCTTTTCTACCAGACCCGGCTTTTTCATAGAGAGCTTGGCTAGGTCATGCTTTCGTAGTTTGTCGATCAGGGTATCGCGATACTTGTTAGCGTCGGCCAGCTTTGCCTGAAGCTCCTTATTCAGTTCCGCGAACTTCTCCCGGTCCTCAATCATAGCGTTGATCGTGTCGTCCTGCATCTTCTTGGCTGTCTCCAGCTTGGCCGTGTTCTCGGTCAAAGTCTGGATGCGCTGCTGGCTATCTTTATAGTAGTAGTAGGCTCCGTAGACTGAACCGCCTACGAAGCCTAAAACCATTATTAAGATATAGATTTTAAGCACTAGATTACGCCCTTTTCCTTCAAGATAAATCCAGCCGCGCCGCCAATAATGCCGACGACAACCAAGATCGGCTGACTTACAAGAACTCCAATTCCGAGAACAACCGCACCGGCTGCTGCGTAGGAAGACGGCTCTTTAAAACGATCCATAATATATTGCATTTGATTTCCTCTAGTTGTTATTTATTCTTCATCCAAACACTGACGCTCATATACGCACCTACAAGACCTGCCCCGGAAAGATAGAACAAATTACTAATGTCCGACATAGCATTTATTCGATCAATTGGCAGAAAAAGCATCACGAGGGTAAACGCCCCCATTGCGGCTAGTGTAGCCCAAGCCATGTGCCTTTGTGCATCCCCCTTTTCCGCAGCCTCAACAGCCGCCAAAGCGGCTAATTCCGAATCGGTAACAACTCCGTCACCGTCGAGATCAAGCTCGTTGTGCTTTGAGTCTTTCTGTAGTTTCTTCTGTGCCATCCTACGTTCCTTATTTTAGTAGCGGGTTGTCTAGCGCGCGTTGCAGAGTTTTGTTTAGTCCGGCTTCCAAGGCATCGAGCTTGGCATCAACGCCGTTGATCTTGCTGTCGAAACGCTCAGAGGCGGACGCTGTAATGTCGCGTAGCGTCTTCTCGGCTTGCCGCATTGCAGCGCGTGTATCCGCATCGGCGTCTCGCGACCGGCGATCTATTGCGCTGATAGCATCATATAGTTTGGCGCTGTCGCTTCGAACATCCTCGCGCAGATCTCGGGACAACTGTTGTATTTCTGCAACACGCAACCGGACACTTGCCATTTCCGTGGTGACGGCATCGACAGTCTCGTTTTGAACCGCCAACTCCTGACGAATGCCGGACAAGTCAGGGGCGCTGTAGCTGGATATCTTTGCCTTCATGGTTTCGTAGTCCTTCCAGAACTCAAAGCCACCCCACAACGCACCGCCTGCGGTGGACAGCGCCGTTAGCACGACCACAATCTTGCCGCCCTTAAACTTGATGCCGCCAACTTCTATCTCAGCCATCTATCTGTTCCATTCTGTCTGCATGAGACGATCATGCGCTGCATTGGATCCGCCGAACATTGTGTAATCTTGCAGCGGGTTGCTCATGCTACGGTCGTCGTTCATTCCGGTGGCCGGGAAGAAGCCTTGTGTGTCAATCATCGCTGCGTCCGTCGCGATCTTGCCCGCCAGCATATTCATCACGACCATTGTCGTTGCCTGAGAAGCTGCGCTGTACCGCTGTGACGGCGCGATCTTCTTGACTACGCGCTCGGCTGCGGCCTTCTGTTTTTCCTGTTTTGTCTGAGGCTCGGGTTCAGCTTCGGCTTGCTGTTGCTCGGGTTCCGGTTCTGGCTCGGGTTCAGCTTCAACAGCCTCCTGCGGTTCTGCCTGTTGTTCTGTCTCTGGATCTGCCTCTGCCTGTTGTTCTAGTTCAGCCTCAGGCTCGGCTTCGGCTTGCTCTTGGGGTTCCGGTTCTGGCTGCTGCTCCTGCTGTTGTTCAGCTTGAGGTTCGGGCTGCGTCTGCATTTCCATTTCGATGGCTGCTTCTACCTGTGCCTCTTGCTGCTGTTCTTGCGGCTCTGGCTGCGTTGTCTGAATTTGTGCAACTACGGGCGGAGGTGCTGGCGCGGCTGGTTCAGCATACGCCGCGACAGTTTGCGCGGGTTGTGCCGTGGCCGGTGGCGGAGGGGGAGCTGCTACTATCTCTGGTGGTGGCGGAGTAAATGCAATCTGCGTGTCCAACTGCGTAATTTGCTCCAGAACCTGCTGCTCAACTACATCTTGATATGTAAACGTAACGCCGGGTACTGCGAATTGGGGACCGAAAGCTCCAGTGTGAAACCCGGCATCTATCCCAAACAATTCGAACTCCCCCGTGAGCAGGCTAAAGCTGTTGGGAGACACTTCGTCGGCAAAGGTAAACGTCCGCGTGCCTGAGAAATCCAATTCGACCTCGCGTTCAAACTTCTCGACGACTGTGTTTGTGATATCGAACAACGCAACTGTCATGTTGAATATGTCCCGGCAATCTCCTACTTGAGTGATGCTGCCACAAGTGGGCCGCGTGGCGTTCGACGGGTGGCTTGTGACATCTACAAACTGGTTGAGCGTGAATCCGCGTCGGACCTCGGCCTCGGTCAGTGGAACATCAAAGGTGGACGTGTAAGTGCCGCCACCGTTGCTGGCGTGCCCGGTGCAGAACTGCCCCGCTGAACAGCCTGATCCCGTCTGCGTACTGCCGCTTGCTGTAAAAGCAGACATGTCCGGCGTCACGTTTGCCGTTGTCACTTCCTCCGCCATCGCGGGGGATACAAAGACGATGAGTGCAAACAGCCAGCGCATCATTCGGAACCGAAATAATCTTGATCATTAACGAAGAACTCATCGGCTGGCTGCGAGACAGCGCGACCCTGCCTCTCAGCTTCGGCCTCTTCCTCGGCTTTTTTCTCAGCTAGCTCTACAACATACTCTCTAAGAATTGCGCCATGTGGAGATTTCTTGGGGTTCTCTATCCACTTTTTTCGAGCCTCGTTTCCAATGCTGCCCAGATAGGGGCAGGGCGTACCCGCCATCCAAAGCGCATCAAACACCCGGACCTCCTGACACAGCAGGGAAATCCCAGCAACCTTCAGGCCCATGCCGTAGACAGCCCTAGATAACTTAATGCGCTCACAGTTGAGATCGCGTGTGGTCGTACCGCCGCTAAGACCAAATAGACTTGTCTGGATCGCGCCGCTGCTGCCGACTTGGCAGATGTCGTTGTTGTTCACAACGATTGATGGGCTACTAGCAGTAGGCGGGGCCTTATCAATTACAGTTGAACTACTCACTGTGGCGCTGGTCACGGTGTCGGTGGCGTATGCTGGCGTGCAAGACGCTATCAGCAAAAATACGACCAGCCGACGCATCACATCTTCCAGAGCATTCCAGCCATCATTAGAATGACGGCACCGGCTGCGCTAATCATAATAAGCTCAAGCCGTTTAATCCGCTCGATTGTCTCCTTCCACCTATATGCACACACTTCTTCGTGCGTATTGAGCTTGCCTTCGATGTCTTTTGCAGTAGACATTAGGGCGACGTGGGCCAAGTCGGGTTAGCCGGGTCCGCACTGTTAGCGGGAAGGTCGCGCAGTGATTGACGATAAACCGTCTCAGCATCGCTCATGGTCCGATCAGACACCCCCCACCAATCAGTCGCGGCAAGACGGTCGTTTCGTTCAGCGCGAAGGTCACGCAGCGCAACAGAGGTTGTTGCCGCTGACATAGCGCCGCTGACTGCGGACCAGTTAGTAAGCGCGCTTTCACCTTCCCATTTCACATTCGCCGCAAAAGAATTGGCGTCTGTGCAATCGCCGGTGACCGAAAATCTCCAGACAGAACCGCTGGGCTGTAGCGAAATGATTGCCTCGGTAGTTGCTAAAATAGTCATGCGCCAATCTCCATGAGCGTGAGACTGGTCGTCCCCATCCCGGCCTCCTTGTTATTGTACGAATACCCCCCACCGTTCTGAATAAATACGCTATCCGACAGGCTTGAGCCAAAGTGGTTTGCAAAGGCAAATATTTTATACGTCAGCGCGCTGGTGCTTGAGGGGGCATCCACGAAATGGAAAGGGATACTTGATGTCTTTGAGTAATCTCCGGATAAGCTGACGTTTGTATGCGATTCTCCGGTCCCAGTGTTCCACGCGGCGTTGTTTGCTTCGCCAATTAAAGTGCTGTCTCTTTTTAGCTGTGTCCCAAGGTACTGTACGTCACTGTTTGTTGATGACCCACTCACGTGTCCGAAGACGAGTATCTTTGAGCTAGTCGCACCGGGCGTGATGGCTGCCGTAAGTATTTCCGCAGGGGCATCGACGTTCGTGGCCGAGTGCGAAGCATAAGTGTTGAGATGAGCGGTCACCACTTGCAGTATTTTGCCGCCTGCCGCAGACGCAGCCCACGCCAGACCAGATGCCGTAGCACTATTTGCTGTCAATACGGTCGTGTTTGATCCAACCGCTAGGGCGACCGGATCAGTCGCGCCGTCACCAGCAACGATTGAGCCTTTTGCCAGCGCAGCCAAAGCTGTGACGGCCCCTGTGCCGCTACCTAGCAAGATGCCGCCATCGGTAAGGCTGGTCGCCCCACTGCCGCCGTTCGCAACCGGCAGCGCGCCAGTGACTTTGCTGGCTAGATCAATGCTACCAGCCAGCATTGCGTTGGTGATAGTAGACCAAGCTGGGTCGGTGCCGTTTGTCGTTAGCACCGTGTTGGCGCTGCCAATAGCGAGGCGTTCATTGGCGCTGGCACCGCGCTTGAGCAGATCGCCGCGTGTCGTCAGGCCGATTGACGTTGCCGACGCCGCAGCGGCGGTCGCGCTAGATGCCGATGCCGTCGCGCTGCTTGCGGAAGCCGTGGCGCTACTAGCACCAGCTGTGGCGCTACTAGCACTAGCCGTCGCGCTGGTGGCCGCTGCTGTGGCGCTTGCCGCAGCACCGCTAATTGCGGTTGTGGTCGGGCCAATTTCAAAAGCTGTCGCGGCTGAATTAAACGCAAGAACCGTGCTGCCGGTAATGATTTTTGGAAGCGTCGGATCGAAAGTTTCGGTGAACCCCTCTGCCTTTCTAACAGAACGAAGCAGAGCGTCGTCATTCTGCTGTGTCATAACGACGATCTTATCAAGCGTCTCCTCAACACTGTCAGAGGGGAACGGATCGTTTTCAACAAGATCGAGACCTTGGGTGTGCGGCTGAGTGCGAACAATGACGATGGTCTGACCGACTGCGGGAGCCACACCCATTGTTACTGTTCCGCCGCTGTCAGAGCCAGCGCCAGCAACAGAATAATGCGTAGTCAGAGTTTTTATTGCTTCTGCTCCAGTGCTGTCGGTTACGATAATAACCGTCAGGTCCGTGGCAGCGAAGAACTTAAACCCAGTTGCAAAATTGACAGTCGAAGCGTTACCAGCAAACGACACTCGGCTTGTTGTTGTACTAATGGTCATTGTGGATCACCTCTTGCATATTTATGTCATACATGTTGGATTTTCTCAAGGCGCTAGAATTTTGTTGTCAATAGTGTAAGGGGAAAATCCGAGCATAAGGGCGACACCTTCTTTCACATCGTCGCTGTCGCGGGCATTGAATAACTCACCGACACCACGGGCCTCATTAAGCATCGTCGCTAAAGGAACACCCATTCCGCCCGACACGCCTCTGGCCGCCCTGTCGATAGCCGTGCTCCCGTCTAGGAAATCCTCAAATCTGATCCCGTTTTTCTGGAAATCGTTTGCGGCGAGGAATATGTCGTTGAAAAATGACAAGGGGTGCCGGATTCCAAGGTCGAAGAACTGCCCGTCATCTCTAGTCAGCACTCTGTACGACCCCTCAATAATGTCGCCCACAATAAACCAGCCATTCAACGCCCCCAATATTGTCGCCTGAAGCTGGTCTTCGTCATCCCATGTAAACCCGTTAGCTATAAACTGGATCGTGTTAGGAATGATGACGTGGTAGATCAACAGGCGCTTGGCAAGCTCGCGCTTGTTGGCTCTGCCAGATATGCCGTCTATGATGGCATCATACTCTGCACGAGTTATGGCGTTCGCAGATGACATGAACTGAGACAGTACACGAACGTATCCGCTTTCGTTTTGCAACGCTGAGATTTGGTCTATGTCATTTGATTGCTGTGTGCGAATCGTTACTTTTTCTACAGATGCTAGGGCGGCTTTCTTATCGCCCCCATTTTTCTTCATCAAAGCTGAATAACGAGCATACCCACCAATAGCGATAGCACCCTTATCGCCAAGCCTAATTGGGATCATAAGAACTTTAGTGAGTGTGGGATGCTTGCCTAGAAAGTTGAAGAAGGATTTATCAGAGGTTATAGCCTGAAAGTCTCTGTCTATGTTCATTCCGCGCGAGGAGAACAACTCCGACTCGTTGAGAATGCGAAGCGCCTTCATTGGGTTGGCCGAAAATTCCACAAGACCTTTGACAAAATCAACAGAACTAACGCCGTCTGCGTATGCCGTGAACGAAGCCAACTGCTTGAGGCCGATTTGGGGCTTCGCGCCAAGCTGTGCAAACGTGAAGTTCCGCATAAGTGTGGAGAACAGCTTGCCGCCGATTGCCGCCGTGGCAACGCCTTTTTTCGCGAACATATCTAAGTCATTGCGTATAGCGCCCAACATAGATGCCCCGTACATCCTTTCTATGCGAGCTTTGGTCTTCGCGTCGAATACCTCGTTTAATTGCTGCACCTTTTCAGAGTAGGCAATGAAGTACTCCATCTCGATAATGTGAGACATCAAAACCTCCATGTCCCCTTGCACCGCAATGACATGAAGATTGCTCTTTCTCGCCTTCAAGCTACTTGGGGACACACCGCCCCGATATATGATTCCCTTCATAAATTCATCTTGAACTTCTTTTTCGGTAACGCGCTTAATTGGGCTGTAGAACTCAATCTTTGGTAAAGTGATCCCGTAGACCGCCTGATATGTTTCATTGATTCTATCGTAAAACTCTTCGTAGAATTGAAGCTGCGCGTTTATCAGCCTAACATCTTCCTCAGTTAGCTGGGCCTCTAACTCCGTGATTATTTCCTCTGTGTAGGCGTTGCTGTCTTCATGCTTCATAGACGCCCGCAGAGCCGGGTCACGAAACTCCATGACGCGCTTGCGTAGCTGCGCTCTGGTTTTAACGTCGAGCAGTCGCGTGGTTCCGTCAGAATGGACGAAACTCCCCATGTTGAGGTTGTCAGTTTCGTCGCGCATAAGCCGCTTCAGCAGCGACCGCTCTGACTTAGCGCCTATGGCGATCATAGCCAGTTCGGTAAACCGTTTGACTGACGCAGCCTTGCCGCGCTCAAAATTTCGGGACTCTTGGAACAGCGTCAGCTTATCAACAAGCGCCTCTACTCTGACAGCATCAGACGATTGCATGATCCGCTTGAGCTTATTCCACCAAGCGCCGCTCATATGCAAAAATGTATTAACTTCGATGGCGGCAAACGCCTCACGCCGACGACGACCTGCGTCCGTCTCACCAGATCGCTCGTCACCCATCAACTCAAACAGTTCCGCGCGCAGCCCATCAGCGGCGGCCTTCCTCTTATTGAGCTTCGCCAGCCTTGCCTGTTTTCCTAAGTCAGCTATCCCGGCCACGGACTCTAAGATTTTCTCGACAATGTTGGGATTGATGCCATTGGGGTCTGCTGCGATAGATAAAATTCGGTTTTCGAAAGCCTCCTGCATGGAGGGGGCCTCGGTGGTTCCCGTCATTCTGCCTTCGAGTATCTCTGACGCCGACTCCCTTGACCGACCAAGAGCCAAACGAGCCGAGTCCAGAATCGTCTGTATCTCCGGCGTAAACTTGCCGACGTTGCCCTTCGTCTTGGACGCCTTGAGGATCGACTTTAATTTACTCAAAGCCTTCTTGCGCCGATTGTTGGACAGTACCTTGTTAATTGTATTCAGCAGCACGGGCATTGCCGTCTGAAACTGCTCTGCGGTCTGAATCTTCTTTACGATTGCTAGGAACCTACCCTTATCACTCAAGGGTATTCCGGCCTCGGATATTACTTTGATAACGGAGGCTTGGGCTGCCTTCATATCCTTTTTGGCTAACGAAATTCCCTTTCGGATTCCCTCTTGCAGCTTTCTCTCTGTGATTTTAGCAATACGTTTCTGAGCCTTGATTAACTCAGCACCTTTCAGTTCCACCGTCTGTTCCGCCGACCGCAATGCCTGACGAAGAGCTTCTGCGGGCCTCTCCGCTGTCATAATGTTGCTTCGCTCCTCGTCGAGGACTTCACGCAGCTTGAGCAGTTTGTTCACCCGGTTTTCGATAACCTTTGTCGGCTTGCCGTTTTCATTGCGCTCGTTTCTCAGAGTTACGGCGTCGTCTATCTTGCTGTCGAGGTTTGAGATGTCGGTGTCTAGCTTCTTCACTCGGGCGCGACGAACCTTTGCCTCTACTGCACTTTCTTCCTTGGCTAGTTTCTTCTTAGCTTGGCTCAAGTACCGCTTGAATGAATCACTACGGCGCATTCCTTCGGCCACAACAAGTTCTGCGTGTTTCGCTGACATGGAGCCGTCGTCATTGAGTTCGATACCTATAGCGGACAGCGCGTTCACTTCGCTCTGCTCAAGCGGGACGGCGAAACTATCTAGGTCTTCGGAAATAGGGGTTTGCCTAATCTTGTTGTTTATCGAGTCCACCACCTCATTCTGAACGCCTTTAATCATATTCTCAGTTGACGTGTCTCCCTCTATGTATGGCTTAGATGCTAGGTCAACAACAAGGCGCGGGGTGCTGACACCAAATCCAATAAGCGGTGTGGCCTTCAACGCCTCCACAACAGAGTCTGCAACACGCTCAACCGCTTTTAGTGCGGTGGTTCTTGGGAAGTTTCCTTCGGCCAAGACCTTGACGGATTCCCCCGCAGCAATGGCGATAGTCTCCTGAGCGCCTTCTGTCGCGGTCTCAACAGCTATGATCTTAGCTATGTTGAAGGCGAACCTCTTTAATGCCCCTGACTTTGTTAGTGATGGAATGTCTAGGGCCTCTGATGCCTTATTGCCGAGCTTCTTGAATACAGCTTCGCTACCCGGTACTAGCTTAAACATTAGAGCGTATGGAATTGCCTCTAATCCAGCATTAGCGGCTCCGCCTATTGCTGCGGCTATTCTTGCTGCAAGAGGGTCTATCTTATTTCCCTTGTCGTCGGTGAATTGGGATATCTCTCCATAGAGGTTGCCCGTCTCCAAGATAAAGGTTTGCTCTATAAGTCCTGTGGTTGCGCCAGCAGTGACACCGCCGAGGAAGCCGGGAACTGCGCCAATACCGGCCACGGCAAGCCCTGCTGTTCCAAAAATAATACCGCCCTGCATGGCTCTGTCCGCAGAATTTGAAGCGATATCAAGGAGGATCGGTAGCTGCTGCGAGGTGGCCCTTACCATCTCCTCTAGCCAACCGTCTGTTGGAATGTTGATATTGCCTTCAGCCTGAAGAGCTTTGATTCCGTCAGAGATGTCTTGGTTTTCGTTACCTAAAAACTGCTCAAAATGCAACTTGCTAAGTTCTGTTGTTGCGTCCCCCTTGTTCCACCCTCGGGACACAATTTCACCAATCCGAGACACGGTGCCGCTGGGCATACCGAGGACTTGTCCGGTCTTCTCAACAAAGACGGTCTCGTCCGGCAAACCCAAGGGACGGGCGCTATTCAGATCAAAGCCCGCTGGCTTCTCCGGCACCGTAGGGGCCATTTGCGGTCCCGCTGGCTGCGCTGTCGTTAAGTCAAACGGCATTATGGTTGGCTCCGTGACAAAGACCTACGGGTAGAGGACGGCGAGAAGTTTGGCCCGGACAGTGTTCCCGCTCTGCTGTCCTTATGGCGGGGGAGCGTGAATTTGGATAAAACATAACTCGCCGCCGTTTCCGACGGCGCTGCATTATAGATAATGGTGCCGTCTGGCGCTTGCTCGACGGAAACAATCTTATCCATACCGTCAGAGACGGCGCTATTGTACATCCGCGCCCGCCGTCCAGCGAGACCCTTCACCGTCTTGCCATCAATCACGGCGGTATCTAACGTCTGTAGCAGAATGCTCGGAACGTCTCCAGTAGCCACGGCGCGCGCAAGTGCTGAGAAAAGCAGCGAATCCGCTACTTTGTCAGCCCCAACATTGTAGGACAAATCAAGGATAGCTGCCTGTACCTTATGGTTCAGGGTACTGAACCCAGCCATATCATTGTGCAGCAGGGCAGAGTCGTCATGCAGGATTTGCCTCGCCGCGTCTTCGTCCGAGAGCGGCCTACCTGCGGTCTTTTCGGCGTCTAGTTTGCGAGCGTCTGTCACACCTAGCCGACCCGTTGGCGTGCCTGTCACATCATCACTAACGCCTTCGTTGGCGGTAAGCTGATCAAACACTATGGCGGCAGCATCGGTCTCCGTACCCGGTATAAGCGCTGTAGCACCACCCTTTATTGGGGTAGAGGTTGCTTTTGGT